CCTCTTCTTTGTATACATCCGTGACTGAAATATTCATAACAAACCTAGTGTCTGTTGCACTCAACGTAAAGTGTATCACATAAATATTATAAATATATTCTTCTGAATATGCACCCACCTCATCTTTAAATGGCATCAAATAAAATTGACCTGCATCCTTCTTAAAATGCTTAACCAATTGTGCCGATAAACATTCTGATCCATTAGCTATTTTATCTTTTGGATCGATGTCTGACCTTATACCATTAACCAAGGTAAACCCATCTAAAAATTTAGCCAGTTCTAGCCCATGCCCATACATATGACCATCATACTGCCTATATAAATTTATAAGAGAGTCTGTAGCCTTGCCACTTTTCGTATGCTTGACTACATACCTCGCTATGTCCTTGAATGTCTGCTCTACAGACTTTTTTAAAGTGTCCTCTGTCACTTTTCTTTTTTCTCCCAATAGTTTATCTCCATCTATTGGAATTACTCTTGTTAAACTTCTTGTACCCATTAGATTAAATTATAATTTGTTAAACGATAATACCTTAAATTCAGATGTCAAATCTTTTTCACTTGACCTTTTAGCATATAGATCATTGAATTCGTCTATGTCCTCACAATTATAAAAAATTGTGTCATCATCAACTACATCTCCAACTCCTATTATATAGTCTTTGCAGATTTCATTGTTGTCCCTCCATTGGATTGTGCAATTGTATAGTGAGCCTTTTTCTTTTAATTTAAACTCCTCACAACACTCTTTTAAAACATCCCAATTGATTCCTCGGTTTGCATCGTGATTATTCTTGACTGCGTCTAATACTTCCATACCTTCTTCATCGGTACAAGTATAACCAAGGGAGCGAATATCATCCACTCCCCACTCTATACATATAGTATTTTTCTCTTTTGAAATTTCTTCAAAGTGTCTCAAAGCCCTATCTAAACCTTGACATATTCCTATGTACTCGAATTTAGAATGGCTATCGTTTATCCATTCTTTATCATCTTTGATGTCTTGGATAACTCTTTTAAAGTCTTCTATTGTTATCATATTAAATTGAATTTGTGTTAAAGATATGCATTTAGTTCGAATCTACCAAATACTAAATTTATAGATTGGTTACTGGAGGCTCTACTTTTCCA